AAGGTATTCGCTTTTATGTCAGTTTCGCTTGCAGTTTTGCATTTGGCGAACTCAAACTTATGGAAGGAAGTGCAAAGATCATTGGACTGATTGCTCGTGATGAGAATCAGCACCTAGTCATCACTCAGAACATTCTAAACAAGTGGAAGGAGGGTGATGACCCTGAGATGCAAAGAATTGCCAAAGAAGAAGAGCAGTGGGTCTACAAGACCTTTGAGAGTACCGTAAATCAAGAAAAACTTTGGGCAGAGTATCTGTTCAAGGATGGATCTATGATTGGTCTGAATGATAAACTTCTTCAGCAATATGTTGAGTGGATTGCAAATCGTAGAATGAGGGCACTTGGACTTAAACCACTTTATGACATTCCAGCAAAGAATAATCCACTTCCTTGGACATCTCATTGGATAGAATCAAAAGGATTACAAGTCGCACCTCAGGAAACTGAAGTTGAGTCTTATGTAATTGGTGGAATTAAGCAAGATGTTACTAAAGATACTTTCTCAGGATTCCAACTTTAATACAGAGGGTCTTTGAGACCCTCTTTTTTTATAAATACTTGAAAACGCAAATGATATGAAAACGTTTGTACAATTTCAATTAGAATGTTTGGAAAGTATTGATAGAAATTCTATAAATGAAGGATTGATGGATAGATTTATTCCAAAATCAAAATCCAAGGGTGGATATACTGGACAACTACAAAGATTTGGGCAACAAGTATTAAACAAAGCTGGTAGTCAAGTACAGAACGTTGGTGGACAAGCACAAAGAGTTGGGCAGCAAGTAACTAATAAAGTTGGAAATTATGCTAATCAAGCACAAAAAGTTGGGCAGCAAGTAACTAATAAAGTTGGATCTGAAATTAATAAAGTTAAATCTTCAATAGCACCAGCACCAAAAAGAACTAGTAAAAATGATGGTTCTTCTAGAGATTCATCTAATATGAGTGGAATCGATAAGATTAGGGGGTCTATTGGAGCTGCTCGTGAAGCTATACCAGCTATAGCATCAGGAGCACTTGGCATCAATAGAACTGATAGGAATATTTCCCCAGAAATGGAAAAGGAAATTAAATCTGCTCGTAGTAGAGCACTTGCAAGGAATAGTAAGGATATTGATTATAAGGATTATTCGGATACTCCTGCTGGGTTTGCTGCACAAAAAACGATGGGAAGAATTGGAGATAAGGATTGGAAGCGTGATAATAAAGGAAAAATAACAGGACTTAGACAAGCATATGATACTGATAAATCCCCAAGACAATTAGCAGGCGAACTTGTAAATGCGGTTAAAACTAAAAATCTTTCTCAAATAGCATATAAACCTGCGGAATTGGCACTTTCACTTAGTCAGAGGAGGGGAATTACAAAGCACGATGTGGATTTTAATAATAAACCTTCAAATAATAAAAATGACTCTGCATCTTTGTCTAAAAAAGTGTATTCTCCAAATCAAATAAAAGCATATTCTACTGCTACTGCACCTATAAGAAATGTGAAAAATGCTTTACAAACACCAGCACCTACTCAAGCCCAAAGAACTGGCATGTATGGTAGATATTCTCCACCATCAGCACAACAAAACATTCCTAAACCATCAAGCACTCCAACAAAACCAGCAAGTTCTGCTGATAATATGAAGACTTGGGCAGCAGCAAATCCAAAACTTGCGGCAAGATTAAAACCACAATCCGCAACAATTGCTTAATTAGTATTGGACGGTCCGGTTTGAGAACTGGCACATTAGGACTTTCCAGATTCGTTAAAGTGTCCTATGATAGACAAGTCAGATAAATGAAATTGAATGGTTAAGACCGCACTTGCTTCTACAGTTCTTGGTAGTGCAACAATTATTATGCTTTGTTTTGGGTGGTATACTGTTATGGGCGAAGGTCCAAAAGGAACAGGTGAATATTGGACTGCTTATAAGGTTGATAAAATTTGCCAACAAACTCGCAATCCTAATTCATGGGAATGCTATAGGGCAGAACTTCATAGGAAAAATGCTTTGGACCTTGCAGATTGGGCTATGAAGTGTGGATTAATTGGTACTATTGCAACCGTTGGACTTGGTGTTATTAATCGTCTTTAGATTCCAACTTTAATACAGAGGGTCTTCGGATCCTCTTTTTTTATAAATAAAAGAAAGTAAAACGTATTAGCAAGATGACTCTTTCTTTTAGTAACCTGAACGAAATTGGGAATTTATATGAAAACATTGCTGCTTCTGAGCAAGAGCAATTGAATGAATCTTATTTGGAAGAACTTACTGTTGCACAAAAAGATACAAAAATCAAATCAGAATTGAATACTGCCAATTCTGAAATGATTAGGAGGGGTGGTGTTGCAGGATCTATTAGTAGGGGATTAACCTCTATGTTTGGAAGTCAAAAAGATATTGATAAAAATAAAGCTTCAGATAAAGCCTCTGATGCAAGAGTAAGACAATCTGGGGCAGCGTCGGTTGGTAAGTATTATTCATCGTCTGATGGAAAAACATATGCAAATTATAATGATGCAAAAGCAGCAAAAAATTCTAGGGATGCAAAAGCAGTAACACCTAAACCAACAGAACAACCACAAAGACAACCAGCAGCACCAGCACCAGCAGCAAAACCAACACCTGCAGCAGCAGGGTCACCAAAAGTTCTCCCATCAAAACCAGCAGGTTCTGCGATGGACCAGTGGGCAAAAGCAAATCCAAAACTTGCTGCTGCAAAGGCAGAAAGAGATCGTACAAGAGGAACTAGTGCAACAACTAATCCTCTTATGAAGGATATGAAGTCAAGCCTTCCTGCTCCTGCACCAAAACCAGCAGCAACTTCTACATTATCACAGGCAACTGCTGCAGCATCAAAACCATCATCATTCAGTCCTGCTCCTGCAACCACTTCTCAAGCAACTGCTGCTGCTCCTAGCACCTCTCCTGCTGCTTCTGGAAGCGTTGCTCCAATAACTAAGACAATTGCTTCTGCGCCCAAACCAACACCAGTAGCACCGAAAGTAGCACCAGCAGCAGGTGGTTATACCAGTAGAGAAGGTGATGGTAAGCCCCGCAAAAAAGAGGATATACTTTTTTCTTATCAGTATGAGGATGCTTATGACCTCGTGCTTGAGTATCTCTTGGACAACGGGCATGTAGACACCGTAGACGAAGCGCATTATGTCATGATGGAATTGGATGCTGAAGTCATTCAAGATATTGTTGAGGAAGTTCTTGCTGAAGACGCAAACTACGATAGAAATCGTCGTAGAGCAGCACAAAGGGCAGCAGCAAGAAATGCTGCTAGAGATGCTGGAAAGACTGGTGCAGTTCCTGGAGTTGGTTATGTAACTCCAAGAAGAGAAAGTGAAACCTACAGGGATTCTACAGGTACTGAAAGACATAAATCTGGTGCTAAAATGCCAGAGAAGAAAGGTTGATATAACCTTAACATAATTTTTTAAGGGGGTTGACAAACCCCCTTTTTTTGTATAGACTAGGTTTGTCTGGGTTGAAGATAAATAATAGCTCATAAGATTACTTTATATGAGCTATGAAAACCCATGGAAATTTAATGGGGAAATATTTGAGACTCAACAAATAGAAGACTATTTTGGATTTGTTTATCATATTTACTGTAAGACCACCGGTAGAAGTTACATAGGACGCAAGTACTTTTGGGCATTCAGAACTCCACCGGGTAAAAAGAGAAAAGCAAAGCAGGAATCTGATTGGCAAAAATACTACGGATCTTGTCCAGAACTTAAAGGAGACGTTAAGAAATACGGTAAAGAATGTTTCGAAAGGAAAATATTGTCTCTTCATAAGACCAAAGGTGATTGTAACTATGAAGAAACAAAACAACTTTTCCTAAATAATGTGTTGAAAGAGTCGCTTGACAACGGCATCCCAGCATACTACAATAGTAATATTCTAGGACGCTACATGCGAAAAGATTATGGAAACTTTGGAAAAGACTCTTCGATCATCACATGATTGGGCAATTGACCGTATGCATTTCCTATACGAAATGAAAGATTATGATTCTGCCGTGGCAATTCAATCAGAGTTTAGTGAGTGGTTGAATCCAGATATTCCAGAGCATGATATTTTTTCATTAGAGTTTATAGGAGAAGAAAATGACTTTAGACCTTCATAACTTTTTTAAGTTTTATGATGAAAAAAATTCAGATCACGTAGCAGCAGTTCAGTGGTTAGAGGATAACCTACCTGCTGAGTTTATGGATGATTCTGAAACAGAATGGATAGGAATGTTCAGAACAAAACCACCTACTCCATCAGTATTGGCAGTTCCATATTTTAACCAAGTAGATAATTACAGAGATGCACATAGAACTTGTAACAGTTCATCGTGTGCTATGTGCCTTGCTTTTCTCAAGCCAGGAAGCATCAAAGGTGACGATGAATATGTTAAGAAAGTATTTGCTATTGGTGACACAACTGACCACGCAGTTCAGACCAAAGTTCTACAAGGTTATGGTGTTAAGTCACACTTTAGTTACAATCTTTCTTTCTCTGATATTGATAAGAGTTTAGATGCTGGCAAACCCGTTGTTATTGGTATTCTTCACCGGGGTTCTCTTTCTTCACCTACTGGTGGGCACATGTGTGTAGTCATCGGTAAGACGCCAGACGGCAAAGGATACTACGTTAATGATCCTTATGGTTCGTTAAATGACAACTATACTGGACCAGTAACAAACGGTAAGAAGACCGTTTATACCAAAGCAGTTCTTAAGCATCGTTGGTGCCCCGGCGGCAGCGATGGTTGGGGTCGCATTTTCGATTGATACATAAGGAGAAAACTAATGGCACGTATCGACTTACACAACTTCTTCAAGTTTTATGACGAGAAG